TCAGGCGGGGACAATGCTGAAATTGTCGGTTGTACTGGTACGGATCAGACTGCCGTCGCCCGACGCAACGCTCCACAGGCTGCCGTTCCAAGGCAGCACGATAACGCCACCAGTCGTGTTGTTCCGCACCGACACATTGCCGTTCCAGCGGCAACCCGCGGACACTTGCCAACGCGGCATGGGGTTGGCAATCGGCCTAAAGGGCGCGAGCGGACGGGCTTTCCCAGATTTTGCGAACGGGAAAACCATCCGTCCATACCTGGGCGGCGAGTTGCTTGAAAAAATCAATAACCCATTGATTTTTAACAGTTCGCCCGTGGGCGGCGTCGGCGCCGCTGAACTCGAGACCGCGCGCCATTTTGCACGGCTACGGTTAATCTATTTCGCTACCGTCAGCGCATCGTAGTCGCGCTCGCACTGCTGGCCGGCGATGCGGGCGCGGTCAGCATATTCCGCCAGCTCTCCCGCGCGCTGGTCAGCGCGGCCGAGCACGTCGGCAAGCAGATCGAGGGCGTCGCCGGCTGCCGGGCTTCCGGCGGAAGTGGCGGGATGGCGGGCGGCTGCGACGAGCTGGTCGACACGCTGCTGCAGGCTGCCAGCGGCAGCACGAGCAGCAAAAGCATCCGCGAGCGCGGCTGTTCGTTGTTGGTTTGCATCTTTCGCAATCTCCGATTGAGCCGCGGTGCGGCGTTGTTCCTCGGCGCGCGCGGCCTCGACAGCCTTCGCTTGAGCCTTCGCGGCGTCGGCCTTCATGTCGGCGATCTCGCGCGCGCTGATCAGGTGCTCACCGTAGACGCCGGCAGCGACGCCGAGCAGCAACGCGAGCACGTACGGCAATACGAGCTTCAAAAGGGTCATTTCCGCTCCTTCGCATGCAGCTGCTTCAGCTCGTCCGGCGAGTAGATGAAGCCGGGCAGCAGGAACGCCTGCACGCTCCAGACCGGATCGCTTTCCTCATGCCGGCCGTGGTCCTTGCCCCGGTGATGGAGCGCGCACAGCAGCAGTTGGTTGTATGTCGAGTCGACGAACGTCTCCGGCCGGGCCGGATCGAACGCCTCCCAGTCGAACCCCTGCGTCAGCCTGATCACATCCCAGACGGGGTGCTGGCGCGGGATCGGCACGACGCGCTGCAGCTTGTGGCTGAACATCGTGTCGATCTGGTTCAGCGCGACGCCGCGGATCCACTTCCAGTCGATCGCGTGCGAGAACGCCCACTCGAAGAACCGATGGTGCGACTCGACCGCCTGGTCGTCGCCGCACACCGCGCAGACGTAGCCGCCGGCCGCCTTCATCGCGCGCTTGCTCGCGCGGAACGTCGGCGATTCCGTGCGCGGCTCGTGGTCCGGGTAGAAGACGTCTTCGGCGAGCGTGCGCCGCGTTTCGTGAGTATTCGTCGTCATAGGTCACGCTCGCAGAGGGCACGCTCTTCCGCGCGCCGTTTCACCAAACCCGGCAGCACGCGGCCGCCGGCCGTGACCCACTGCGGCCGGCCGTTGTCGGCCTCGTTGAGCGCACGGCACGCGCCCTTCCAGTCGCCGGCGTTGAACCGCTTCGCCGTTGTGCTGCTGCAGTACGCACCGCTGCCGACGTTGTATGCGAAGCTCACGGCGGCCGCGAGCTGGTACGTGTGGCCCTTCAGGCTCGGCGTGCACTTCAGCACTGGCTCCGCGTGCTCGATCAGACGTTGCTCGAGGCGCGCGCGGCACTCGTCCGGCGTGAAGCGCTGGCCGGCGCGCACGTCCTTCGTATCGCCGTAGCACGCCGTGATGATCCCGATCGGGTCCGCACGCGCAACCAGCTCGAGCCCCTCGAACTTCGGGACGATGGAAAAAAGAAGGGCTGCCGCAGCAGCCCCCACAACACCAGCGAGTGTTTTCTTCGGTACGTTAGCCATCGAGCAGCGCCCTCTTCCCCTTGTTCTTGACCAGGTAGTACGCCTGCAGCCCGATGTACGCGATCGTCGCGACGGCTACCCACCAATTGATGTCGTGGCTGGTCAGCCACAGCCAGAAATTGCTCCCCACCGCAGGCGCCACCTTCGCAGCGCTCGTCGCGAGATCGCTTTTCATCGATTCCCCGTAAACGAAAAAGCCGCCTGGCGGCGGCTATGGATTGATGGCGGCTGCATATATTTTCGCGCTCGCCATGATGATGTAGACTTGCGCCTCGATTACATACGCGTTACAACAGCCACTTATGCGCGAACAAATTACCGATCGTCAGATCTCCGAGGTAACTAGAGGGCCCGGCAAAGCTTTGCCTCTGGAGGGATTGCGTGGTGTAGCGGCTCTCGCAGTCGTGTTCTCGCATTGCTTTTATACGTTCTTCCCGTTTTTGCAGACGGGTGAAGCCACCGACTTGCATTACGCATGGGAATATTGGCTTCTTAATAGTCCATTACGATTTTTCTATAACGGAACGTTCGCCGTTACAGTTTTCTTCGTGATGAGCGGATACGTTTTAACACGTAAGTTTTTCGAAAGCGGTGATCTCGGAAGCTTGCAGGATGGCGCGTCTAAACGCTACCTCAGACTCGGAATTCCAGTGGCGGCATCTGTGATGCTTTGCTACGGTATCATGTCTCTAGGCGTATTCCCGTCAAACTTCGCAGATCTCGGCCCATTTATTCGATCGTTTTACCAGTTCGATCCGAGTATAAATACTGCCTTGCGCGATGCAATATATGGGTCGCTGGTATTCGGACAGTCTCGCTACAACTACGTTCTATGGACAATTGGCGTTGAGTTTTTGGGATCCCTCATGCTCTTCGCTTACCTAGCTCTATTCGGCCGCTCGCGCTTCCGATCTTGGGTAGCTGTCGCCATTAGCATTTTGCTCATGATAGCGAGTCCGACTAATGGAATTCTATACGCCCTGTTTTTCGTTGGTGCTTTTATGCATACGTGGCGCGCGCCCGAATCACCGTGGTCGGTGGCCACGTGTGTCATGATCGGTCTTTATCTCGGCGGATACCACTGGTACAGCGTTCCTTATCAACCTATTGTCGCAGTGGCGGAATGGATCGCATCAACAGGCGTACATATCGAGTGGCCGATTGCGATACCGGCCATCGGATCGGTGCTACTCGTCTACGCCGTGCTCGGCAAAAACACGATCTCGGAACTTCTGTCTACACGCCCCGCTGTATGGCTGGGCGACAAATCGTTTTCGCTATATTTGACACATACCTTCGTCCTATCCTCTCTCGGAATATACGTTTATCTGTGGACGAGTGGGCAGTCTCATCAGCTGCGAGCATGGGCTGCGACAGCCTCCGTCGCGGTTGCGAGTATGGCGTTTTCGTCTATCTTCGCGCGCTTTGTTGACGCGCCGTCGGTAAGGCTGGCTCAGCGGTTTGGAAAGGTATTCCGGGCGGCAACACGAGCCGATAGGACAAACGCACCATCCCGCATGGAGGCGCACAAATGAGCGCGACCATATGGTCCGCAATTCAACGCTGGCTCGGACTGGGGCGATCGAAAGAGCACCGCAAAATAGACGAATTCGCTTACCGTCGAGGATATGCAGATGGAGAACTTGGCAGATGCATTAATCCTTATACGAAAGGATCGGTCCTGCATTGGTCTTGGGAAAAAGGACACAAAGCCCAGCGAGACTACGAACTCTCGTTATGGTAGAGCGATACGCCGATCGCACTACGAGCTTGCCGGCTCAGTCGGCCACACCGGGTTGACGAGGTCAACTCGATTGAGAGCGACTCGGTACTGCTTCCAGCCGGTCAGGAGCGACTTCTCGCCGTCCGTTGCGATGCCAAGGTCGACGGCATCCTGCAACGGTGCAATGTGGTCTGCGGCGTCCGCGAGTTTGCGGCGCTGCACCTCGGCGTTGAAGTTCTTTGCATCCTCCGGAGTCGGCGGCGGCTGGTCGACGTTCTGCGGCACTCCGTGCTCGTCGAGCGCGACGGCTTTTCCCGCCTGAACGCCGCGCATCAGCGACTCGTACTTCTCATCGGTCAGCAATACTGCATCTGCAGGAATCGCGCAGTCCGGATTCGGAACCTCGATCATACGGACGCCGTTCTTCTCGACGTCGTCCGCCGATTGCGCTGGATCGGGGACCAAGATCGTACGGCAGCCGTGCAGCGCTTCGCTATAGAACGCTGGAACAGGTGTGGAAGAAAAATAATTTCGCATCATCAATTCCCAATGATCAAATACCCGACCGACTCAGACGAACTGCCGTAATTTTGAATTTGAATTTGCGATTTCCCGACGGGATTCGCATTGACCGAAGCGTTCGATCCTCCGGCGAACCGGCTCGCGACACAGGAGAAGGCACCATTGATGAAACTGGTCGAAAGGCTGTACGAGTTGTTCGAATTCGCCGGTGCTGTGATGACACCCCACTGAATAACGATGGTTCGGTATATGCCAGACGTATTGGGAAAACTAACCCATCCGTTGGTCGTAAGAGCACCTTGAAACTGGTCAAGACGAACCGCCTGATTGTTCAGAAGCCCCTGCGCAACGTTGAACGCTTGTGAAGCATTCCCTGCGAGAGCGGCATACAGCGCATCGGCCTGATTGCGGGGAACTACCTGTTGAGTTCCGGGGCTCGACCACTCAGCGGAAAACACCTGACCAGTGTTTCCTGCGATCTGTGCGTAGCGAGCATCAGCATACTGGCCATTGATCGCCTGAGTGCCAATGGAGGTCGGGTTCGCAACGTCAAACGTCTGGGTGCCGCTGCCCGCGAGCGCAGCATAACGAGAATCGGCTGTTTGTCGATTGAGCGCGTGCGTGCTGGCCGTCGCGTTCGCCACGCTGAAAACCTGCGTTGCGAGACCTGCCAGTTGGGCATATCTCGCATCTCCCATCGCCTGGATCGACGCCGAGAAATTCGATTCCAACGTCGCGATCGTACCGTCGTCGACGGCGCTTTGGCCGCTCTTGTCAACGATGAACTGGCCGATCATTGCGGCGATGATACTGGCTTGCCGCAGAACCTTATTGACCTGTTCCGATTTTGCGGTACCCGATTGAAAACCGCTGACGAGTGCTGCAAGAGCCGCGTAATCGGCTTGCGTCATAACATTTGCGTTCGGGCCGCTCGCAAATACTTTGAAATCGTTCGAAGCCATCGTTGCTCCAAAAATAAAAAAAGCCGCGTGAACGCGGCTCGCGATAGGCTTGAAATCCGGGCGCTTACAGGGATGTCCCCCACACTCCCGTGTCAAACCCGGCGATCAGATGGTTATCCATGTCGAATCCGAACAGCGGGGCACCATCAACACTGGTCACGATGGTGTAATCAACACGTACGCCCTCGGGTTTAAGCGGGATGTAACCACCCGCGAGCAGCGCTAGGAACACGGCCGAAGGCACCTTGCCCGCTATCCCGATCGTCATCGACATGTCCTGATGGTCTTCGATGAACACGTGCGTGTCCGCGCCGAAGATGCTGTTCAGGATCGCCGCGCTCGGCTCCAGCGTCCCGTCCCAGTGATTCGCGCCGATCTTCGCGCGGATGACGAGCCGGTACGTGTCGTCGTCCAGTACGGTCAGGCCCGTATCCGGATCGAACGGCCCTTTCCACGTCCCCTGATCGAAGCCGAGGCCGTTGATGTCGAACGAGAAGTAGATTCCGGTCAGCGGCGTGCGGATCTTCCGCGACACGCCGACCCAGAGGCCGACGTCGTCCAGCTGCACGCCGACCGCGTTGTCGAGGTCGAACTTGCCGGGCATGCTCTGCAGCATGTTCATCTGGTCGACGATCGGCTGCACGAGCGCGCCGAGGGTGGCCGTGAACCGCGGCTTGTCACGATGCTCGGACGTGATCAGTGCGGTGTAGTCGGAAAGAGACGCGGCCATCAGTTCACCACCAGAGTCACATCCGCCGGCGTACAGGACGCGGCTTCATTGAACAGCAGCGCGACGTCGGGCGCCCCTGCGCCGCGCGGGCCGCTCAGCGTGAGGCCGGACAGCTTGAACGTGATGCCGCCACCCACGCTGTTCGCCGCGGTCAGGGCATCACCCCATTCGACGCTACCGGACAGGCCGCCGCCGATCTGCACGCCGTTGATGTAATCCGACACGGCCTGCTGGATCTGCTGGCCCGTCTGGCTGGTATAGCCGGTGAGCGCCTTGATCGTCACCGTGGCACCGACCGGCGCGCCCACCGGCCGGAAGAACCTGATCGTGATCGGCCGACCGTAGATGTCGGTGACGATGACCGCAGTCGTGCCATACGTGCCGGATCCAGGCGTTTTCTTCGCTGCGATCGCGTTTGCGACCGCCGTGGCGTCGCCCCCCTCGACGACGAGCGAGATCGAGTGCGACGGGATCCCGTTGGCGTCTGTCGCACTGGTGTCGTTCTCGTAGGCGACGTACCGCGTGACGCCCGGAACGTTCGCCACCGCGCCGATGATGCCGTCGAGCACCGTGAGCGAAGGCAGCGCGGTCGACACCGTCTGGCGCTGCCGCAGCACGGCATCGTTCTCGACCGGCGCGCCCTCGGCGGCATCCGCCGGGTTCGTCACCGACTGCCAGCCGAGCGCCGGCGTCGCGATCTGGTTGATCGTGCCGGCTCGCGCGGATACGTCGCCGATCGTCGCGCACGTGGCGGTGACGGTGATCGTGCCGCTCGGCGGGATCGTCACGGTGGCCGGCAGTAGCCATTGCACGCCGTTCGTGTCCTTCGCCGCGCCGTTCGTGATCGTCGCGCCCGCCTGGCCAACGAGAACCAAGTCGGCGCTCGAGTACGACGCGACCTTGCGCGCGATGCCGTTGATCTTGACGTTGCTCGACAGGGCATCATCCTGCGCGGTCGCCGGGCTGAACGACCGGTAGATGGCGATCGCGACCGAGTTGACGTCGCTGATCGCCTTCGCGAACACCCCGAGTAGCTGCCCGTCCTGGCTGTCCGGCTCGAGGTACGTATCGGCACCGTAGATCGATCGGTACTGGTCCTGCAGATACGCAAGCACGTCCGCATACGTCGGCGCGGTGATGCCGTTCGCGTCGATAGTGGGTGCGATGGTCGTGAGAGTCACAATGTCGCCTGTACCGTGGTGGTGCCGTAGATGGTGTTGATCGTCGCGGTGACCGTGAGCACGCGCGTCTCCGGATCAGCCGTGCTTGAGTAGCTCGTCAGCTCGTTCACGCCCTGCGTGCCGAGAATGCACTGCCGGATTGCTGCGTCGTACTTGCCGCTCGTGTACTTCCCGAGCACGTCCGTTGCCCACGGCATGCCGGCCGTCGTATCGAGGAACCATTCACCGCGCAGCAGGCGCAGGCGCGTCAGCACGGCCTGCGCGACCGTTTCTGGCGCGTTCACGAGGAAGTCGGCCGCGCCACCGCCGAACGAGTAGTCGCCGTCAGCGTCGAGTTTTCGGTATCGCATGGGAATCTCAGTTGACCGGGCCGGTGTTGCCGCCCTGCGCATCCGGGTGCGTGTGCGTGTCGTCGACGCGCTTGCCGTTCGCCGTGATCTGGCCGATCACGTTGAGGATGCCGTTGAACACCGCGGCGGCACCGCTCGCCGCGCTACCGACCATCCCTCCGACGAACGTCAGCAGCCCGGTGATCGTCACGGCCGCCGAGAACGTCGACAGCGGCGCGACGACATCGAAGCCGCCCGGCGCGACGATCTTCACCTTCTGCAGCGTCGGGTTCAGGTCGATGTACGTCGTGCCGTCGTCGCTTCGAAGCTGCGTCGAGCTGCCGCTAACGCCGGCCAGCGCCCGCGGTCGCGACCGAAAGCCGAGCAGCGCGAATCCATCCGACAGGTCGTGCATGCGCAGCTCGGCCTGTTCTTGCACGCCGCCCGACTGCCACCACGCGTCGATGCAGCGCGAGGCAAACACGACCAGGCATTCGTCTCCCTGCTTGACCGGAAACGTCAGCGTACAATTCCCGCCAGCAGGGAACTGAACCGGGCAGTCGACCAGCATCGGCAGCGCGACGCTCTGGATCGTGCCGTCGATGCCGCGGACCTGCGCCTTGATGGCGGGCTGAACCTGACACGTCATAGCCGCAGGATCGAACGCGACTACAATGCCCGGCAAAGCCGTCCACAAGTCGCCTCGTGACGCGCGCATAGCCGTTCCTAGCGCCGCCATCGGGTCGCCGTACTTTTGCAGTTTGTCCATCGGGGGAAGAATGAAAAAGCTTGTTGCACTCGCAATTACTTGCGCAGCACTATCGGTGCATGCCGAACCGGTCTATGTTCTGACTCAAAAATGCGTCGGAGACAAGATCAAACTCGCCGATGAATACGAAGTTCTCTACCCGAAGAGGGCATGCAAACTACCCGTCACCAATCAAAAGGATCTTCGGCATTTTGAGCAGAACATCGGCGGCGAAAGGTTTTATGGTTGCTGGGGCCTCGCTCTCGGCAGCAAGGTTATCCTCATCGGATCAGGTGGGGACCAGACAACCGAGCTTGTCGATATTTTCACCAAAGCCGATGCCTTACCGGATGGCACTGCGGTCGTCACGAAATCCCCGCTTACCGGGACGATAGCCGAGAAAGCTCAACGCCTCTGCCATTAACCCCAAGGCTTGACCGGACCCGGCCCAGCAACAGTTGCTTTTTTAAACTGAGCGGGATTCATGGAGAGATCCACATCGATACACGTTAGGGTCGTGTACCAAGGATTGTCACGAGTATCACCCTCATGTTCAGCGACAAGAATCTTGTACACGCCATCGTTATTCAGTCGGCTAAAGTACTTCAGATAGGCATTCGATTTTGCGGCTGCATCGCTCACGGTCAACGAATACTCCGCGCGCTGAATGCTCTTGTTGTCGATCTTGACCAGTCCGGAAATCCGCGCGTTCGGGTTCAGCAGGCACTTGACCGTGATGCCGTTCTGGTCCTGCGTCGGCAGGCCGATCATTCCGGTTTCTGCCGTCAGGACCAGCGCCTCGCCGGGGATGTAGCTGTTCTGCGGGACCATCTGGAACTGCGTGTCCTGAATCGACCAGTCGGCATTGAGGTTCAGCGCCGCGTTCCGCAGAACGTCACGCGCCATCCCGAAGATGACCCTCCCGCGCGGCAGCGGCTTGACGTCGAACTCGGGAAGATAGCCGACGGTCAGCCCGTACGGCTTCATCGTTGCGATCGCGGCTTGAACGTGGTCCATGTACGTAGAGCCGGCCGCGAGCGTCGTGTTCACGACAGCGTGGTTGTACCACATGTCGCCGCTCGCAGCCGTCACATCGACCACCGTCTCTGTCGGGCTGTATCGGCCACGACGGACCTGCTTCACGGTGCCGTCGAAGATCACGCCATACGGGCCGTTCTCATAGCCGGCTTGCAGCACGACGCGCGTGAACTCGCCCTGAATCCGCTGCGCCGTAGCGTCAGCAACGTTGAAAATCCGGATGCGCGCGCTGTTCGGCGTCTGTATGTCGCCGCGTCGAATCTCGAAGCTGAATCGGAGATCCGAGAAGTCGAGCGCGTCGCTGTCGTCGCCGATGATTAGCGAGGCCTTCCGAAGGTATTGGGTTGTCATTCTCGTCTCGAATGAATGCCCTCGGACTTGCCGAGGGCTACTGCATCGTCACCCAGAAAACAAAAAACCCCGCCGAAGCGGGGTTCACTGAGACTCTGGTATGTTTACTGGCTCCTACACCCGAACCACACCAGAGGCCATGGTTACATCCAACAACAAGCAGCCCGTACCTCGGCCGCAACCGGAGCCGATTTACAAAGGCCCGCATCCGACCAGAGACGGTGCAATCAAGCAGCCACCGAGAAACATTCCCACACCTTCCACACCATCGAAGCCGCGATAAAAATTGCCGGACTGAAGATCGCGAACTTTCGTGCCCGATTCAGCCGCTCGGCGTATTGGGCATTTCTTTTTGCCGTCCGCGAGATTCGCTCCTGTAAGCTGAGCAGTTCGCACTGTCGCAGGTATTCGAACGTGTCCTCAGGAGCATCCAGATTTTTCGGATCGTTATAGACTTGATCGATCGTGGACACCATCAGGCACTTCGTCGTGATGTACCAGCTCGTGAACAGCAGCCACGCGGTAAAAGCACCCGCTCCCACGGATAGCCACGACCAGTGGTGCGCCTCGATCGCTTTGGCGGCATAGGCGAGTCCCCCGCCCATTCCAGCCAAGGTAATCGTCAAGGTTGTCGACGCTTCCTTGATGAGGTAATCGGCGCAAGCATGCTGCGTCTTCATGTTCTCGATGCCGGCCTTTTCGATCCAGTCGAGCCGGTCCTTCATGTTGGTTTCGTCGCTCATTCAGGTTCTACCTCAATCGGTGACCCAATATACCTTACTGCCTATCCCGAGGTCCTCGAACGTCGGAACGTCGTCCGGATTCTCGGCGCCCTGAACCCACAGACGCCCCTGGAAGCCCAGATACTTGTACTGGGCGAGCAGGTCGACGCCAGTCACCAGCGGGATGCCGGACACCAGCGGGTTGTCCGACGCGTCGGCAATGTCGAGCACCCATCCGGCCGGCCCGCGATAGACGAGCGTCAACCGATAGATTGTGCCGCTCAGCGAGATGTTGAATGTCTGTACATCGGCCGAAAGCGGCATCTCATAGATCTGCATCACCAGCTCCCCGAGGGCACCGCACCACCCGGTGACGGATTGCCTGCTATGAGACGCTTTGTTCCCATGTCCTGCACTTCGGACGTTGCGGAAGGATCAGCCTGATTTGCTTTTGGTGGCAGCGTCGTTACTTTAGACGTGACCAATCGGAGCTCACGAACAGCCCAGCGAGGATCACGGAAAGCGCGATCCAGGCGCTAAGGGCATACAGGAGCGTGCTCATGCCGTCACCTCGTCTTCGATGTCGTCGGTGATGGGGAGGCCTGACACAGGGCGAAGATATGCGTCTGGGAATGCGCGCTCTGCTATCTGGTCGTCACCCCATTTCAATCGATCCCCCCGAATGACCCAGCAAACTCCCCATCCCTCCAAGTCGGCCGCGATTCGCTTGCCTTCTCGGGTGACGAAGATTTCCCCATTCACTGCGAGTCGGACTACTTCCACGATCTTGCCGACACCTTTCCCGCACCGCGTACGAGTCACGATCGCGATATCACCCGGTTTGCAGTTCATACCCCACCCCCATACACGCCAAAGGCGAACGCGATCAGCGTGCGCACCCACATGTCGATGAAGAAGTCGATCACGATGACCTCCGGTCAGCGAAGGCCGCACTCGCCGGCGCCCTGCCGTGCGCACTCGCACGCAGCGCCGACCTTGCAGAGCGTCGCGATGGCGTCGAGATACGGCCGGCTCACCAGCGCGTAGCCGGCGACGTCGATCGCCCTGTCGATTTCGCCGATCATTACGCCGCGCTGGCCATTCAGAAAACGACTGACTTCCGACGGATCCCAGCCGAGTGCTTCGGCCGCGCGCTTCCGGTCCGGTCCGTTCAAGACATCCCGGAGAGCCTTTTCGATATTCGGTTTAGCCATGACTGGCAACCTCTAGCAAAAACTGTTGAGTGCCGTTGCTGCGGGGCACAAATACGATGCGGTAAACGTCAACCGCGCCTTTCGGGAGGAACCTCCAGCCATGTCAGAATCGCGTACCCCTACGTCAATCCATTTCATGAAAGGAGGCTCCTATGGAGTACTGTCACGACGCATTCACGTTGACTGCGGCGGTTCTTCGGGCCGTTTGCTCTGCAATGACGCAGGAGCAAAGGCTAGTCGTCGCCGAAGAGTTGAGAGTTCAAGGCGAGCGGCTGAACGAGCTGAAGGACGAATCCATGGTGCGCCTGGCCGCGACACTCTCTTCTTTTGCTGCCCTCGCACGGGGAGAACCCGACGAGGCGTCGGAAGTGTTTCGCGCGATTCGGCCCCGGTAAGGACGGCGAGGGTTCTCATGTTTCTTTCGAGCCAGGTGGTCATTTCGTATCTCCAGGCCAAGGCAGCCAATGGATCAACCATAAGAGGACGCAGAAGCCCAGCACGAAGACATGCAGTATCAACAGAACGGCGAGCAACTCAGAAAAAATTGGATGCCCGCTTGCTGGGCCGAGAATGCGCTCGATGAATGCCAGGAGGCGTTTCATGCGGCCACCTGAGCAAGTTGGATAGCGGGCGGCAAGCCGTCGAGCTCGTTCGGGTAGATTTCCGGACAGAGCTGGTGCGGTGTCTTGCGCCAGCCGGTTTGCTCGGCCAACCACAAAACCCGGCCCGGCGGAATGCTGCGCCGCCACTTGCTGATCGCCCATGGGCGAACGTTGAGAAGGCGCGCGACTGCGCTATCTCCGCCGAGCAGATCAAGCGCCTCGGCAACGTTCGGATTGGGGGTTTGATTGAACGTGTCCATGCGCCGCAGAGTACTACTTAAAGTAGATTTCCGCAAGGATGAAAAGTAGAAATGACGCCGATCCCTACGATTGATAGACTTCTACCAATGGTAGAAAGCAAACAACTCCCGATCCGATACCCCGAATTCGCGGCCCGGCTGTCGCAGGCAATGGCAGCCGTCCCGATCGAGGTTCAGGGGATCGTCGACTTCTTCAAGGCGCGCGGCGAGAAGATCACCTACGAGATGGTCCGCCGCTACACGCTCGGACAGGCCATGCCGCGCCAGGAGAAACTGAACCTGATCGCCGAAGCGGTCGGACGCAGCGCATCCGAGCTGGTGTACGGCACCAGCGAGAAACCGTCAGGGAAGTACGCGCTTCCCGAAGATCAGGGGAACGTCCTGGTGTGGGAGCACCCGGACGACCTGCCGCCTGACGAAAACCGCGTCTGGCTGGACAGGTACGACTACAGATTCAGTGCGGGGACCGGTTTGATTCAGTGGGAAGTACGGCAGAAGAAGGCTTTGCCGTTCGACATCGGCTTTTTCCGGGCTCTAGGGTCGAAGCCCAAGGATTGCAAGCTCGTGCGCGTGCATGGCGACAGCATGGAACCATACCTGTTCGATCGCGACATGATCATGGTCGATACGGCGAAGACACATATACGGGACGGCAAGGTGTACGCGATTTACTTCGAAGGCGAACCGCTGGTGAAGCAGATCTTCAAGCAGGCCGGCGGCGCGATCACTCTCCACTCAATCAATTCGGGGAAGTATCCGGACAAGACCATCGCACCCGAACATCTTGGTTCGGTCTCGATAATGGGCGAGGTGATCTATCGCTCGGGATCCGGCTGGGCCGGTGGCAACTGATCGCGACGTTCCGCCTCACAAGATAGAAAAATGTAGAAAAATGGATCCGAGCAGCCTTACCGACGATGTGATCGAACACCTGCTGAGGAAATCCAAGCAGGTTGTCAACCCGCGGGCGCGCGAGGTCCCAAAGGCCAAACACCTCGAGAGGAATTTCGACGTCAAGTCGATTGAGGGTGATGACCATTTCACGCTGATAACGCGTCAAAGCACACTGATTCCGGAGAATTTTTCGTGCGGGCTAATTTGGCATGCAGCACCGGGCCAACGCGTAATCCTTACTCGATATAACGGCTACGACCACGAGCATGGGAACCCCATCGAAGGGACCAAGTTTCAGTTCAGCTGCCACATTCATCGGGCAACCCAGCGATACATCCAGGCTGGGCGCAAGGCTGAAATGTATGCTGAAGCGACGGAGCGCTACAGCACATTGCCTGATGCGATTGAATGTCTCTTGATCGATTGCAACATCAGTGGATATCCTCGAGGGCGTGACACTGGCAACGAGCGCCAGCTATCATTGTTGTAATGGAAGCCACGACTCAACTCCTCCAGGCCGAACTTTGCAAAGCGCTCTGCTCTGAAGTGAGCCTTCAGGAGCGCTCAGATGGGCTCGTCCATGTGCGTACGCCATTCCATTTCCCTGATGGCGATTCGTTCTCGATGTATTTGCGAAGGCTGCCTAGCGGGGGCTTTCGTATCAGCGACATGGGCGGCACGCTGATGCATCTGAGCTACGAGCAGGATATCGACAAGCTCAGAGAAGGCACGCGCAGCCGGATCTTTTCCCAGGTGCTAGCGGAAATGGGGCTAGTCGACGAGGATGGCGAGCTTGTCATCGAAGTCCCCGGCGATCAGTTGGGCGCCGGCGTATTTCGCTTCGGGCAAGCGCTCACGCGCGTTCACGACCTTACATTCCTAAATCGGGTGCAGGTCGAGAGCACGTTCTACGATGATCTGTATGAACGAATTGCCGAGGTTGCCGGGGCCGACCGCGTCCAGCGGGACTATGCGGCACCCGGGGTTCCTGATGCGGATCGCTATTTGGCGGATTTCGGCATTGTTACGCCTCGCGCTCCGCTCTTAATTTTTGGTGTTCCCAGCCAAGCAAAGGCCCGATTGGCCACTATTGTGATGCAGCATCTACAGATGCATCACTTCAAGTTTCGCAGCATGGTCGTGTACTCCGATATGGCGTCCATTTCCAGAACGGATGTGTCACGACTGACATCGGTTGCCAATGACCAAGTTCCGTCGCTCTCCGAGGCAGAGGCGCTTGTCCGCAAGATCAAGGAGGCCTTGGAGCCATCCTAAGTAGGAATCCGCTCAAGCCCTCACCCAAGCCCGCCAAGCGCGGGGCTTGTCATTTCTGACTCCGCCCGAATCCCCCCCCCCTCAGCCCGCCTGGCGCGGCTTATGCGCCGTCAAGCCGTCAGCTTGAATTCCATCCGTTTCCCCAAGGCCGTCAACGCACTCGCCAACGTCGTCAGCGTGAGACTCGCATCCTCTTCATCCAGAAGTCGATTGAGCGCAGCGCGGCTCGTGTGCATACGAGCGGCCATAGCGGTCTTGGACAGCTTCTGGGCCTTCATTTCCTGCTCGATCTGCCACGCGATTAGCCGCTTCATGGCAGTCGCCGTAGCTTCTTCGAGCCTACCTTCCTCGGCAAGGAAATCGTCAAAGCTACTTCCGATGTGCTTGTTTGCCATGATGTGACTCCTTCAGTTGCTCAGTACCAGCCGAGTCGCGCAACTGGCGCAGTCTTGTCCGGGCCAGTTTCAGGTCGGTCTGGGGCGTTTCCTGAGACTTCTTGATGAAGCCGTGAAGCAAGACCATCTTGTCCCCGACGACCGTAAACAGTACCCGGGCAATCCGCTGATATAGGTCGACCCGGACTTCCCACAGATCCGCTTCCATCTTCCGAACCAACGGCATCCCGAGCGGCCAGCCAATCTCTACCGTCTTGATGTCGTCGCCAATGGCCTTGCGGTCCTGAACATCCAGCCCGCGAAGCCATTCGCGGACGGGCTCGTTACCGCTCTCGGTCCGAAAGAAATGGACAGAGAGCACGCGACTGACCGGCTCGACCATAGGGGAATAGGATTGGGGAATGCCTCAATCGTACCAAAGTTGGTACAGAAAGCAAGTCGTTTCCCTTCCCGCCAGCCAGGGGCTTCGCCATCCACCAGCCGCCCTCCCACGGGCTTTTTTGCGTCCGCGCGCCCGGACTTCTACTTTCCCCCCACAACATTTCTACTTTTAGTTGTTGACATCCTGACTACTTAAAGTAGAATTCCCATCAACGCAGCCCACACGGCGCTGCGCCACCGCCCCGGCGGACCGCTCTCTAACCCTGACGGAAGATGAATAGGTGCTCAGCACCCAGCCCTTGGCCTCGCGCGGCTGAATGTAAAAGCGCGGGAAATGGCGGCCAGATGAGCTGCTACCGCATTGCGGCGCCCAGCGATGAGTGGCGTGGTAACTCGTCGCAACCTCGCGCGGCCCGGAGCCGGCACGACCGGGAGTAGCCGGGCGCGCGAGAGCAACACCACTGCCCTGATGAGCGGATATGCATCCCGCGTATCCGCCCATCAGTGCAGTCAGTACCGCCGGCCATGTCTCCCGGCAAACCTGTTAGGAGTGCATATGCTCAATCCTCACGTAACAGAGCGTGCCGCCGAGTTCTGGACCGATCGGCAGAAACGCGAATATGACGATGCTGCCGAAGCCGAAGAAGCTGCCTTCCTGCGCGCATCGGAAGAAGTCGAGTTCGACGACGTGATCGAAGCGATTTACGACCTGCCGGAGTCCTTCCGCAACAGGGTTTTCACGGCATACCTCGACAAATCGGACCGCAAGCATTTCGTCTACCTGCTCGAGCTGCTGTTCGACGATGCGTTCGCTGCGGCAGCCGAAGGTATTGCGAAACGCAAGGGGTACTGACATGACGACCGCGATTATTGGTTTCGTGCTCGGGATTTTCGCCGCCGCCCTTCTGATGATTGCGGCACGCGATGTGTCGCGCAATCGGAAATGGGAAGGCTGACCAACCCCACCCGCTACAGGATACGACGATGACAACCGACACGAATATCGGCAGCGTCAAGACCTTCTTCGAGTCGCAAAAGGCAACGCTCGCCGCGGTGCTGCCGCGCCACGTCAGCCCGGATCGCATGCTGAAGATCGCGCTAGGCGCGCTGCGCACGACGCCGAAGCTGATGGAGTGCACGGTCGAATCACTGATGGGCGCTGTCGTGCAGTGCTCGCAGCTCGGCCTCGAACCGAATACGCCGCTCGGCCACGCCTACCTGATCCCGTTCGAAAAGAAAAAGAAGGTAGGCGGTGAATGGGTGACGGAGAAGGTCGAGACGCAGATCGTCATCGGCTACAAGGGCCTCATCGATCTCGCGCGCCGTTCCGGCCAGGTCGTCAGTATCGCCGCGCATGCAGTGTACGAGCACGACCACTTCGACTACGCGTTCGGCCTGGACGAAAAGCTGGAGCACAAGCCGGCCATGTCCGCGCGCGGCCGCGTGATCGCTTTCTATGCCGTCGCAAAGCTGGTCGGCGGCGGCCATGCGTTCGAAGTGATGAGCGCCGAGCAGGTCAACGAGATTCGCGATGCCAGCCAAAACTACAAGTTCGCGCGCGACAAGGAAAAGACCGTATGGGGCCAGCACTACGAGGAAATGGGCCGCAAGACCGTGCTGCGCCGCCTGTTCAAGTACCTCCCGGTGAGCATCGAGCTTGCGAGCGCGGCTGCACTCGATGATGTCGGCGCATCCGGCCGCTCGCAAGCTCTCGACACCGTGCTCGATGGCGACTACATCACGCCGACCGACGACGAGCCGGACGACGACGGCGAGATCGATCCGCCGTCCGGCCTGACAGATCAGCGCCAGCAGCAACGCGACATGACCCTGCCGTCCTATGACGACCTGCTCAGCCAGATCCGAAACGCGAAGGACGAGGAAGTGCTCGCCCTCGTGCTGGACAGCGCTCGTGATCTCCCGCAGACCGAGTACGTGAAGCTTGAGCAGGCGTATCAGGATCGCCGCGAAGTGCTGCTCAATGCGTAACGGGGCACCGCGCGGCACCCGTCGCGCGCCATTGAGGCTTTATCTGTAGAGGAAGCGACCATGAAGCGACAGCCATGGACGACCAACCATACGAGAACGCTATGAAACTGACCATCGAAGATCTCGAAACGCTCACCATCCATCACGGCGGCCATAAATCGCCTGACGAGGGGCATTGTCTGCTCGAGGTCGTCAGCATGTTTGCCGGCGAGCAGTTCAGCGACTCACCCAAGTGCGTCGATCCGATCCTCGCTCAGTTCGGCAGATCGTGGAACGACGGCATGCGATCCGATGAAGAACGCGCGCAGTTGAAGATCTACATCACGCGTCTGCCAGGTACCAACAAGGGCCCCGAGCTTTCCCAAAAACGCGGCTGGATGGCGATGGATTGGATCGTGCGCACCTACTGCGCCGCATGGCTCGCGCTGAATCCGCGGCTCGCGCACCATGCCGACGCGCTGAAAGCCTTGCCGCCGATCACCTGCGTTGCCGACTTGCAGGCGGCGCATCCGAAGCTGGATGCCGCCAAGAAGGGCGCGGAAGCCGCATGGTACGCCGCACGGGACGCAGCATGGTACGCCGCAGGGGCCGCCGCAGGGGAAGCCGCATGGGCCGCCGCACGGTACGCCGCACGGGCCGCCGCATGGGCCGCCGCATGGGACGCAGCATGGTACGCCGCACGGGCCGCCGCACGGGCCGCCGCATGGGACGCCGCACGGGCCGCCGCAGGGGCCGCCGCAGGGGCCGCCGCAGGGGAAGCCGCATGGTACGCCGCACGGGCCGCCGCACGGGCCGCCGCATGGGCCGCCGCACGTGAGGCGCAGGATGAAATGTTCAAGCGCATGTGCCTTGGGACAGCGCCATGGCAGCAGGAAAAGGCGGTTGCCTGACTACCGCTTCCACTAACGTGGCCTATGTCGAAGGTTATGCAGAGAACTTTCTCTCGGCAGCAGTAGGAAGTCCCGATGACGTTCCGGCATTCGTCGGCCAAACGGTCACTGAACTGCGCACCAAGCTAGAAGCAGCGGAGAAAGATGCGGAGCGGTATCGGGCGCTGCGACGCGGCCAGCACTGGAGTGTGCTCAATGGCATTGGCGACACGCTGCGCGCGGATGAACTGGACGCAGCCATCGACGCCGCCCTCGCGCAACGACAGGGAGAATGATCGTGAGCAGATACCCATACACCGAAGCGTGCGACTTTATCCGTGACCGCGTGACGGACTTCGATGAGCGACTCGGCATCCGAGTTCCGACGATTTCGCGTAGCGAAGCCAGCCAAGCACGGCAAGCGATAGCGCTTGCGCTTGGCATGGCCGACGAAGAACTGGCGAAGAAGATCGCCGACTATGCACGAAAACAGAATGGCATCGGAGAAGGATCATGAGCTTCAGCTACGTGATTTTCTGCCAGTCCTACACTGATCCAGTGTGGGGCGAGCAGATAATCGATTGGATACATTCTGGCCTTGTCCGCATTCATCGGAATCGGCTTCAAAAAGCGACGTTCGAATGGGTCGGGAACTCGCGCCAAACGTTCGATCTTGAACAGGTTCGTCGTGCTTACCCGATCTGCATGTTTGCCCCGGAAAACGACAGCCCACTTTCGTATGCGGATAGGGTCGCGCCTTTACCGGACAGGAGAAAATCGTGAGCGAACTGAAGCCTTGTCCGTTTTGCGGCGGCTCTGTATCTCTTGAGCGCGCGCGTAGCACCACAGACTTTATCCACGGGACGCGTCAATGGTGGGGCGTAGTTTGCCGGAACACAATCAATCTCGGCGGCACATGCGCTATCGAGCAGCGCCCTAGTGCATCGCCGGAAGCAGCTATCGAACGTTGGAACCGCCGCGCCCCTGCTAGTGAGGGAGAACAGAAATGAGCGATACAGACGACGACTGGACTGAGCCCGAGAAAGAGATCGACGACGGCTATGCCCGATGCCCGCACGGCATGCCGAAGTGGGATTGTGATTGGTGTGGAGAGAGTGAAAATGACTGAAGAAAGCCTGATTGAGCGCTTGGCTCATGAACTCGACAAGCACATTAAGCCAGCGATCCCGATCCAAATCGCCCTGTGGTCGACAAAGGAGATCGGCGAATATCTCCAGCGGCCTGCGCAGGTTGTGCGTGAGCGAATTGTTACCCTCCCCGGCTTTCCGGAAGCAATACGCCTACCGAACGGGGCCGGCGGCCGCAGCTTTCCCCGCTGGAAGGCTGCAGAGGTAATCGCTTGGGTCGAATCGCATCAAGGGGGTGTCCGTTCGCGCGGAGGGCGGCCGCGCAAGTCGGATTAACCGATCCGCGCCGCGATGTCTGCGGCCGTCTCGTTGTAATAGGTCAGCAGTTCATTCAAATTCGTATGGCCCGTCATGCGAGCGAGATCCAGCGGTTGGAGCTTCTTTGCCAACCGCGTAATCGCTTCATGGCGGGTATCGTGGAATGTCAGTCGCTCTTCCGGGGGCACCTTTGGGAATGCCTTGTCCCGTGCCTTGCGAAAGAGTGCATCACGGGTTTTGTCCGTCAGCCCGAACAGCGGCATCCCATCCTCGACCTTCGGCAGCATCTCGATCAACTCGATTGCACGCGTCGACAGCGCAACGCTGCGCGCGCTACCGTTCTTTGTCAGCGGCAAGCGAGCCACGCGACGCTTGAGGTCGACTGTATGGCCTGTAAGCCCAAGAATCTCACCAGATCGCATAGCCGTCTCAATGGCGAATAGAAACGCCACTGCTACGCGCTGCGAGGCGTATTGCACTGGCATGCCCTCCTGATAGCCCAATGCGAGAGTAATTGCCTCGATCTCGGCGGCGGAAATCAGACGCTCGCGGCCGGGACCCGGTGACGGGCGTTTCACGTCCTTCATGGGCGTTGAAGCGAGCCAGCCCCATTCCCTGCGCGCGGTATCTAGCGCGTGAGAAAGTAGCGTCATTTCACGGTTGACGCTCGCTGGCGATACTTCCTTCAATCGCGCGTCGCGCCAAGCGGCAATATGTGCCGGTCTCAGATCTGCAAGGCGAATCTCGGAGAATGGTCGACCGTCGATCCGCTTCCGCCCGATCAGATCGAGGCGAAGGCGCTCCCAACGTTCACCACGTTTCATCGGACTGACCTTGTCACGGTATTCCGAGAGCACGTCGCCGACTGTATGGGTTTTACTGCCCTGCCCGGTCGCGATTGACCGCAACTCCGTTTCGCGCTTGAGCGCCCATGCCTGCGCTTCAGCCTTCGTGTCTCGAACCGCGGAATCGCGCACGCCTTTAACGTAGACTTCTGCACGCCAGCCGCCACTGGCCATCTTGCGGAACGATGCCAT